CTTGATCTTTTAAACCGGGATCGTAAGTCTCTAAATCGACTGCAACAGTATCAATACCTTCTAAATCAAGATCAATTAACTTTGGTGGAACACACATTAATTATGAGGACAACCTTTCTTCCATTTTTTATAACCATCAACCCAGTCTTTGCCTGAAGTCTCTGGAGGTTTAATCATTCCCCAAGAATTTTTTGGAGGGTAAGTTCTTTCTGCTTCTTCTTTAGTAATACCAGCGTTGCGGTATTCCTCTTCTTCTGTCATTGGTATTGTTGGGTAATCTCTTTCAATTATCATTTCAATAAAATGTACAGCTTTTTCTAAATCTTCCTTTCCGTTTTTGTATCTGTGTCTACAGATATATTTAATAACATTACCTTCCGGAAAAAGCAACTCGTTCTCAATTACAAACTTGCTTGGTTGAATCTTCATTTTCTTGTAGTGAGATCCTCCAATTTGTTTATCGTATGCACTCATGTTATTCTCCTGTCATTATTTATGGGGTTTTCAATTTCATTCCAATCAGGTCTCCATTCTCTGTAAAAAGAATCTTCATCTAGTGTCCATGATTTTTTAACGGGAATAGGACCATAATCTCCTAACAATCCCCGTGAATCAGCGGAGGATGTTCTAAGTACCCAACAATCAAATACTCCTCTGCTAAACATAGTATATTTTAATCTTCTTTGAATAAAAAAAGATTCGGGTTTTTTTCTGTATATTGACAGATCTCCAACTACATTATGAAATGTAGTTCCTTTTATTATGTGAATACTTCCGTGTTCTATTCTTATCTTTGCATTAAAATCAAATCCGTTTCTTAAAACATTTTTTATATAAAGCATTCTGTCATCATGATCTTTTTGTCCAGTTATAAGAAGATCAAATGACTTATTTAGGTTAGGTTTTAAAAGTTTGGCTTCTACTAACTCAGTATAAATATAGTCTCGTTTGATCCATCCTTCAAATTTGAAGCTTCCTTTTCCCCATACTATGGCTTCTCGACCAAGATATTTCCAAAATTGTTTTATTTGATCTAAACTTTCAGGTTTTCCGTGTATAAATTCAGGCCATTCTTTGTGGCATCTTAGTTCTTTCTTAGAAACATGAGGGCCATCACTTCCTACGTGAGCAAACTCAAAACCATGATGTTTTAAAAATTTAGTTATATAGACGTTGCTAGGATAACCTCTATAAGCAAAAACAAAAGTTTGTTTAGTATTTCTCATTTTATCTAAAAGAATATCTAAGTTTTTAGATGGCTTAAGATCTGTTAAATCGTATTTATGGCCCTCTATAGTATCTCCTTCTCTGCATCCCTCTGGTATTTTGTGATATTCTTTATTATACACGGCTGGTAACCATGTTCTTTCATAGCCATAATGTTTCCAAACAGGTGCAATTATTTTTTTACAAAAAGTATTAATAGCTCTTCCACATCTAAGTCCGTTTTTTAATTCGTGATAAGGATTTGCTGCAGCTTTGTGAAAGTAATCTGCGTCTGATCCCGCAAATTCAAAAATTGTCTGATCAGGATCACCTATTAAATAAAAATGTTCCTCTTTTACGTTTTTGGCCATTATCTTAAGCGCTTTCATTTGAGGCACGTTTGAGTCTTGTGCTTCATCGACCATTAAAACATCAATATCACATTCTTCATTTAAATCATTAAAATTGTCTATCATGTCTGCAAAATCATATATAGCTCTGCCTTTGTATGTCTTGTATACATCTTCTAATTTTTCTAAGTCGGAAATTTTGTAAGGACTGTATTCTTCTTTATCTGTATTAGGATGATCCCAATGTTCTTTTAATGATCTTCCATTACCATGCGCGTCTTTGATAAATTTAAAGAAGCTATGTTGCTTAAGGGTGTTTGGTTTTGAATAACGAAACAGCGTATTTATTCTCTTCAAATTCTGAATGTGCTCACGACAATTATTGTCAGCAATAACTTCTCTACCTTTTGGAAGTTTACTCTTACAAAAGTGATGAATAGTACATATGCGGTCTCTAAAAAATTCTTCGTCATACTCTCCTTCTTTTATTTCTTTAATTTTTAGTATTGCATTTAAAAGCAACTCAGCCACCTTGTTTGTATGAGAAAGTAAAACTATCCTAGAGGCATCATATCCTTCCTCAATACGGTCCTTAATATTATGAACTATATACGTATGTGTTTTTCCTGTCCCTGGAGGTCCAACGACAAATCTAGGTTCCATCTATTATCCTTTCTGAATCTTTGACCTCTTCATAGTCTCCATCAATGACTAAATCATCTTTTTCTACTTTATAATTTTCAATTCTCCAAGATACACAGGATTTATTATTGACTTTTCCTCTGTGTTTACTAGCTTTTAATACATCTTGAACTTTCATAACGAGATCTACTCTTTTAATATTAATTTTTCTTTCTACTAAAAAATCTTCAAAAGAATTTAAATTAAACTCTAAAGAACTTCTTATCATATCGAAATGAGGGCGTTTGTAAACAAGTAAATTTGTTTTATCTGAAAAAGCTTGTTCTTTTTTGATGTACTGACTAAAATATTTTATAAAGACAAGATCTTCATCTGCTTCTTCGTCACGATCTTCTGATTGAGTTCTGTTTTCATATTTCTTTCTCATAATTGTTTCAAAATCTGAAGGTTTCATTCTAGGAACCCAAACTGAAGCTTTTGTAATGACTGCATCATAAAATGCTTTTTGATTCATGAGTGTTGGACCATCCACTGTAATTTTCTTTTCGTCTAATACTCCATCAACAAAAGCATTTACCTTAACTACGTACCTATCAAAACCATACTCAATGATGTCCCCAATTGATTCTTGTGCAATTTCTCTTCCTGCTGCATATTCTACTCCAACCCAACTAAATAACTCTGCAATAGTTCTTGTGGAACAACCAATAATTTCAGCAAGTTTTGGCATACCCAGCTTTCTATTAGCTTTTTTACCACTAGAGCCTTTTGAATTTCTTTTTTCTGCTTCACTATCATTTGAAGCTACTGCAATATTATATACAAAAGTATTAATTTCATCTTCTTCCCAATTAGTGTGCTTTAGTAGTACACCAGCAATTGCAGTACAGTAGCTGTCTCTTTGACCATCTGGCGCATAAAGAATACATAATGCAGAGGAAAGAGCTACTTTTCTTAAATCAGCGTTTAAGTCTCCTGAGTATTCCTTAAAACCACAAAATTTTTCCCACTTTACAGTTTCAGGAGCCTTACTATGTAGTGATTCAGGAACTATAGTATAATGAACTCCTGTTCTTATTTCACAAAGTGTATTTCCATGTGGTAAATTTTTACAATAATTTTTTAATTCTGATGGTAGTATAAATTGTTTAAAATCTAAACTACCCTTCCAGATATAATGACTTGAAGGGTTGCCATTTCGACCAAATATACTGTACGGAGGTTTTACATAAGTTTCTATAAATCTTTTTACAAGTTCATTATCAACATCAAAATCAATATCCTGATCTAGTTTTAAAGCAATTTCACAATGAGAGTATTTATTTTTCCACTCTTCTTTCGAAATTTTAAATTCAGGACTTTTCCATTTAGCTATGGTTATACCTTTAATACAAGGTATTATAACTCTACCTAGATTTATCCAATCTTCATAATTAACCGGAAGCTTACTTTCATTAAATTCAATGCTCATAATTTATTCATATCTTTATTAAAGGCCAGCTTCGCCGCTAGGTCTCCACTGGCCTTACTTCCTTAAGAGAAGTTTACAAATCTAATGAAGCTTTTTTAATTTCTTCTTCGCCGTGTTTAACTTTTACTAAACCCTTATTGTTTTTTTCCGCAAAGTTTTTAGCAATTTGATAAACACCCGAGTCTGTAATTGGACCAACTTTAGATACATCCCATCCAAACCATGTTCCTTTGTCATTAGACATCTGAACAGTTTTTAGATTATAAATGTGGCTATATGTTGGCGGTGTGAATAAACCATTTTTACCTTTTAGTTTTATTCCCAGCATCAATGAGTTCCAGGTCTTACTCACTTTTAATTGAGTAGCTCTCATAGATATTAATGCCGTAGACGGAGTATCCCCTAAAAGAATCACAAAGTGATTCGCAGTATTTTCCAGATAATTACCGTTAGGCAACCTATCCTTCCAATTTTGGTCGCGAGTCGTTGTATTTATGATGTCACTATCTGCTTTATGAATTGCTACAGGAGCACCGGTACTAGTGGCACCTCTGTCTTGCCATTCAACATACTGTCTTTCATAATGGACAGGTACAACCTCTATACCTTTTTTTCCATCATAAATTTCTTTTGTTACACTATTTACAATCATTCCAGGTTCCGCTCCACTAATAAACTTAGCGTGTTGTTTATTAATTTCTGGAGATAATTGTCCTAAGACTTTCAGAAAAGGTAACGCAAGATCTTCCTGCGATATATTCTGAGAGCCAGCACCTGCATCAGCTTCAAAAATATTTGAAGACAACGCACCTGCATTTTCACGTTTCGTGATGTTTGTTTCTTTGTTCATGTTTATTGTTTCCTTGTTATTTTGGTTCGGTTTCCTACGAACACATTAAAAATATCCATAGGCATATCTTTACTATTTTCGATACGCTCACGGACTAGTGCTTTGAGAGTCATGGGCTCAACCTTCAACTTTTGTGTCGGTTCAAACCCTTGACCTCTCGCAAGGTTAGCATAATCTGCCGCCTTGTTATCTTCATTCCGTCCAAAGGAAACGGTAATATTATTTTTAATAATATCACCTAGGCCATTAGAACGAAGCCAATTATACGCCGCCTCTTGATTTTTGATCGAGATATTGGCGTGATAATACGGTTTCACATCAACTGCAGATCCGTCTGCTAGTTTGAGAGAAGATAAACCCATTTCACTTAGTAGTGTGGGAATAACATCTCCTGAAATTCTTTCAATTTCTTTTTCTTTATCTTTTAAAGCTTGTTCTTCAGCTTTAACTTCATCTTCTAAATCTCTTAACTTTTTTACTTGGTCAGCTAAAGATTTTATATTTTCTGTTCGATCCAAAACTTCTGTTTGGTCGGTTTCCATTTGTTGTACTAACTTATTCATCTATTTTTCCTCTTTCATATAGGTTTATTTCTAATGGGTAATATACTTTTTCTTGTCTGTCCCATTTTAATAAATTAAATCTTCCATTATTTATATCAGAAACAATTGCGACAGCAATCCCAATTACAGATGGATCTCCTGATAATAATAAATGATCGTTTGAGTTGTAATCTTTTAACAAACGTCTTAATTCAAAAATGATAGGACCTGGACTTAAGATAATTTGTGTATCTTCTCTTAGTAACACTTTTAACTTACCGTATTTTTGAGCACCCATAATATTAAATTTAGGACGACCCATTCTTGTTCCAGGTAATTCCTGCAACACATAAACGATAGGTTCTTTATCTTTTTTTAGATCTGTATATTCACTCATAACTTTCTTGACAACATATAAGATATTAATGTATACATGTCAATAGAAAGAAGAAATAAAAATGATAAACTATAAATTTAAGACTAAGCCCTTTGCTCATCAATTAAAAGCATTGGAAATGTCGTGGAAAAAAGAAGTATTTGCCTACTTTATGGAAATGGGTACAGGTAAATCAAAAGTATTATTAGATAATATATCTATGCTTTATGATCAAGGTAAAATTAATGGTGCTTTAATTATAGCGCCAAAAGGTGTTTATAAAAACTGGTTTGACTCTGAAATACCTACGCACCTTGTTAATCATATAGATAAAAAAACTGTTTTGTGGAAAGCTATGATTAATAAAGCACAACAGGCAAAATTAGATACTTTATTTAAACCCGAAGTAGACCTGCACATACTTATTATGAATGTAGAGGCTTTTTCTACTAAAAAAGGACTTGATTTTGCTGCTAAATTTTTAAGTTGCCATAGTGCGCTTGTTGCTGTTGACGAAAGTACAACAATTAAAAATCCGGGTGCGCAAAGAACTAAAAATATACTACGTCTATCTAAATTAAGTAAATACAGAAGAATCCTAACTGGATCACCAGTTACTAAGTCACCGCTAGATTTGTATACTCAATGTGAGTTTTTAGATGAGTACTTATTAGATTTTTCTTCATATTATGCCTTTCGTACGCGTTATGCTTTAATGAAAACTGCTAATTTTAATGGAAGATCAATACAAATTGTTACAGGATATAAAAATCTTGCTGAACTATCCGAAGTAGTTAAAAAATTTTCTTATCGTGTTTTAAAAGATGATTGTTTGGATTTACCACCTAAAACTTTTATGAAAAGAATTATTCAATTGTCTCCGGAACAAAAAAGAATTTATTCACAAATGAAGTCTATGGCTCTTGCTGAATTGAATGGTAAAATGACAACAACGTTTAATGCTATTACTCAAATTATGAGATTGCAGCAAATTACTTGTGGTCATTTTAAAGCTGATGATGGATCTGTACAAGAAATTAAAAATAATAGAATTACTGAACTTATGGACCTTTTAGAAGAGGTTGAAGGTAAGGCCGTTATTTGGGCGCACTGGCGTCATGATATTGCCACTATTGTAAGAGAAGTTGAGAAAGAGTATCCAGGTTCTGTGATGACTTACTATGGTGATACAAGCACCGAAGATCGACAGAAAGCAATTAGAGAGATGCAAGATCCAGAAAGTAAAGTTCGATTTTTAGTAGGTACACCACAGACCGGCGGGTATGGAATTACTCTTACCGGTGCCTCTACGATGATTTATTACTCAAACGGTTATGATTTAGAAAAACGTAAACAATCTGAAGCGAGAATTGATAGAATTGGTCAAGAAAAACCGATGACTTATATTGATATACTGGCCGAAGATACCGTTGATGAAAAAATTGTAAAAGCTCTCCGTAAAAAAGTTGACATC